GTGGAAAGGTTCCGTCACCGGAACCTTCTCCCTCTCACGAGGGTGGGACACCGAGAATCTCGTTTTTCTAGAGCCAGTGAAGAATAGCCACTAGGGCATTTCATCCCCATTCCTGGTTAGTTAAGATCCCTATTCCCCTCTTTCAACTATGGCATCAGTGGGACTGGAGTGAAGACCCGTGTGTTAAACACGAGCCTTTTCTCCGCAACCTCCGATCTATTCAGGTCGAATCCCACTGGACACATACCCTTGTTCTCCTTCCTGTTGAGTCTCATACGCGCTAACCGGTGTACTTTACTAATTACACTCCATCCCGAGGCACAGGTCTCGATTTTGGACTCCAATGAGAGGTCGAAGTCATCCTGCTCGGCGTGGAAGCACTGATCTGCATGTGCTCGTGTTAGCGTCCCAGCTACTGGCGCCTGATCTCCATGGCGCTCAAGAATCTCATCCCATTCTTCGATGGGTACCAGTATGGGCTCGAGGCCCAACCTCTTTGACACGCGGGAGGTCTCCTTGGATATCATCCGAAGAGCATCACCACGCACCAGACGCATCGAGATCGCGTTCTGGAACCGCTGTGCGAGTTCGAGGTCCTCACTGAGGACTTGCACAATTGCGGAGTCGAGGGGGGAGTACTGATGAGCTGGGGGTGGCAAAAGACCTAAGCCACCGTAGATTTGCGGAAGGTACCAGCTAATGGTAGGCATCTTGGAGTTCCCTTTCTTGAGGAACTCTTTGCGAAATGATTCAAATTTAGCAATTTGAATCGATGCATACCTAGCAAGGGCCGCCACCCTAATAGAATCTCCAATTGACGTGTAATCTCCCTTCAGTTGTTTCAGGAGACACTGGACCCGCTGAGGGATGGTTCGGTAGAACCTCGTCATCCCTTCTAATCTCATGCTTTTGCCTTCTTGCCACTTCTTAGCTTTAACCTTGTTTAAAAAGGACTCCCATTCTGGAGCGCTTGGGCGCTTGTTTTCCGGTAGCCGCAGTTGATTGATGCGGTACTGAAGGCAGGCAGGTCCATGCTCGGCTGTTGACCAGGACAGTGACCGGAGTGACTCTTCATAGTCGGACGGTCGCAGATCTATCCCATCCACGGAGGAACGACTTCCCCCGTAGATCAGCCGAACATTCAACTGGGATTCTTTGAGAACACGGTTACTTCTAGTAACCTTGTACAGCTCTGAGTTGATGACTAAGTACTTTCTCGAAGTGTAGTTCTTACCAAGAGAAAACTTAAGTCCGCACTTTCCCGTAATCTCCTTCCAGATCTTATAGTGGTGATTGTTGACGCACCTAAAGAGGATGTCGTCTCCATCCACTACCATTGGAAGTTCGGCCAGTTTGAAAGGCCGACCTAACTCAATCTCAAACGACGTTCGCGTCGCCGCAAGATTGATAAGGCACAAAACTGGGAAACTCACAGGCGAACCCATCAATTGGCCCCACTGTTGTTGGAGTGTGGTGCCATCGCTGTATTTGAGAGCATGCTTGGTGAGACACTGATCTAAGATCACCTGATGTTCAAAAGGAATACCCAAGATCTGCCCGATCTTCGCTTGCGCGAGCCGGGACAACCATGGGTTAAGGAGATCAGTGGCTGATTCATAGTCTCCGGAGACAAAGAATCCTTTGTGCTCACCGTCCCAGGACCACTTATCGCGGTTCAGGACGGTTTCGGCGAGGATTTCCCTGTCACAGGGGGACCCGATAAGCTGGGCCGAAGGATGCTTGCGCATCCGGCTATGAATAATCTTCTGCCATCTCCTTGCCAGATGATATTTGGCATAGTTTCCTTTAGTGATCGTTCTCACCTTAAAGGCCTCCAACAGAGGAACTACCTCTGACTGAACAAGATCTGATCCCTCTCCCCAACGCTGCTCCTCGTTCTCCCAGTCTTCCTCGGTTGGCGCACAGATCATCGTGCAAAGCTCGAGGTACTGGGGGCTCCCGGGTTGGTCACAGACGAGTTCTAACTCGCCTAGGTACTCTGGTCGCACGACTTCGCGCGGCCAGCCGGGAGTCCAAGGGTGACTTGCT